TCATTTAATACTATCTAATAATTCATATGTTTCGTTATACACTTTCGAATACATATTATACTCTTCTGTAATCCATGATATATTATTTTCTTTACCAGTAATAATATCAGCCAGATTATAGTAAAACAATCTTACATGCACAACGTAGTCCTCTATAAACCTATGAAATTGATCATCTGTCATACATAAACCTTCAATGACATCAATGGTTGAGTATAATTCTGATAATTTTAAAGTATCTGATCTACTATATTCTAGTTCTTCAGGTTCCATAATTATATTATACAATTTACCTATAATATAATCGACTTTTTTCACTTTATTTTTTAAATACTTACAATAGTCTATATTTATAGTCATAATTACCTCCTCATTTTAAATTACACTAATAATTGTGAGGCGTTTCTTTCCTCAATGCAACACAGACACTCTCTCAGCACACTATTTATATGCTTTAGCGTATATAGTTAGCGTCCTATTCAAGCCGTTATCATTTTGCACAGATTCAATATTGAAATCTAAATCTTTCCACTTAATACGTTGCTTTGAATTTATCCCCTCTCTATATCTAATAATGAACCTCACGGGGATTTCTGATGCTGTAAGTCCAGAACCCAGAAACTCATTGCCACGAATCGTTTTTATATCTGCCCACGGTTTTGCAATAGTTTTTTCTTCAAATTGATTTGGCATTGGCCCACTGCTGACTCTCTGGAAAATCTTAATTCGATTATTAAAATGATATGCCATTGTTAACCTCCTTAATCTCTCAATCAGACTTTTTTGTCCTTTTCTGACTAACCAATATCCTACATCGCTCTTAAAAAACTTTCATAGTTATCAAACAAACCCACATATGCATCTAATAAAGACGCTGTGCCATCAATACGACGTTTAGGTGATTGATTCTTAACAGGTACAATGTTACCGTTTCTATCGGTCTCTATGCCTGTATTGGTCAAACACCACTTTAATATAGGATGGTTATTATAATTCACTTTATGCTTCTTTAGATCAGCACCTAAATTCTGCATAGGCAAACTTAAGGTTCTAGCACCTTGTGGCGTACGCACCATTTTAAAGCCGTGTCCTTCCATCTCATCCACCCAATACCGTGCTGAATAGTTATCATAATAAATCCACAGTGGCGTTATTTCATAATCCTCAATCATTTCAACAAACCACTCTGTAATGTCGCTGTAATTAATCGTATTACCACGACACAGACGCAATAAGCCTTGTTCATGCCATTTGTCATAAGGTATCTTGTCATTGTCCACACGTTCCCTCAGATTGTCCTCAGGCAACCAATACATCTGATGGACATAGCGCATTTCAGTTTCTGGATCTACAAATAACAATGTGGCACAACTAAGGTCAGTGGTAATTGAAAGGTCAGCTCCGCCTATTGCATACCAATCAGCAAAATCTTTAATATCGAATGTAGCTGTATTGTTAATTTGTTCAAAGGTCAACCATGCATTATGGCTAGTTTCACGTACGTTGAAATCTTTGGTGAGTATGCCTGTAAGATTGTTTGCGTCGTTCTCTGCACGTGCTACTTTACGCTCTAAATCTTCAACACGCTTCGATATATTTAGTGAAGGATTAGCTTTTTGCCAACATTCAGGATTTTTATATTCTTTCTTTTCATCCAATTCATACATAATTGGTAAAAAGTTATCATCTTTAAAATTACCATCTACTACATTACACGCATACTCATATAAATCATCAAAGATAGTTCCCCGATGAGTACCTGCTGTGGTAATCATGATAAGTAATGGCTGTGTACGTGCAGATTGTGATTGTTTCATCACTTCATAAAGGTTTCTATCTTGTATAGAATGTAATTCATCAATCACGACCAAATGCGCATTCAAACCATCTAATGAGTTTGAGTTCTTGCCCAGTGACTGCATTTTAGAGAAGTTGTGACTGAAATATAAATCACTCTTGCGTTTTCTGATGTTACGGCTCAAATCTGGGCTTTGCTTAATCATCTCATGTGCTTGGTCAAATAAGATATTCGCTTGGTCTCGTTTAGAGGCCACAGAATAAACTTCTGCTCCGCTTTCTCCGTCTGCTATCATCATGTATAGTGCTATTGCACTAAGCATTGTTGTTTTACCATTCTTACGCGCTACATAGAAGAATGACTCAGTATAACGGCGTTTACCTGTCTCTTTATCTACAAAGCCGAATAGTGCCGAAATATAGGCTTTTTGAAACAAGTCTAGTATTAATGGTTTACCTGCCAGTTCACCCTTTGAATGCCTGCAAAACGTTTCTATGAACTTGATAGGACGTTCTGCTTTAGCATGATCATAAATATATTGAGGGTGGTTGTACATATCATCAATGAGTTTTTCATATTGTTTTGTGATGCGTTTAGATGCCACAATATCCCCGCTTTTGATTTGACGGTAATATTCTTCAATATAATTAAGCATTGTTTACAAAATCCATAAACTCATTGGATTCTTCTACGTTATCAGGTAATAACGTCAGCAGCTGCTTATATGTGGCGTTGTATTTAGTCACAGTGGTATTGTATGCCTTCATTGCGGGGTTTTCTTTAAGATACGACTGTTCACCTTGTGTAAAGATATATGTTGCGCCATGCTCACGTACAGTATGCTTTAATTCTTCCATTGTTGCTTTCATAAAAGTTAACTCTTCTAACAAATCATAAGCGATATGTTTATTATTAACATTATTTTCATCTATATACTTTTTAAGTTTTTCTAAATTAATTGATTTCATTTTTAAATACTCCTAACTTTATTTTTAGACACCCCTAAATTTTGAAAATCCAAGTAGAGGAAAATAAAACTTCTGCGCCGTTCTTGATTAGTGTCTTTTTACACCTAGAACAGGGGGGTATCTTATTAATATTCTAATTTATTTTTATAATATTTCCTTTTTCATCAAACGCTAATCCGTTTCTTATTGCTGGCGTAACTGAATGAATGCGATTGTGACATGTTTGACATACACACATTAGCAAATCATGATTAAGTGATATACTTGGGTCTTGATAGTTATCTGCATTTAAGTGGATTTTATGGTGGCATATCGTTCCAACGTCTCCACAACACTCACAAATATAGTTCTGTTTCAACATATATGCATGTCTACACTTTACCCAGGCACTCGACTTATAAAATGAAACAGGAATACTCCTACTCATTATATTCACGCCCTAATGCAGTCAAGGATACTAACAAACTATCAATCGTACGTTTTAATCGCTCGCTGTCTTGTGTCTGTGGATCAAACCATAGTTGTAATATGAACTTAGCTGTTGTCTGTGCTAATGGTTGTACTGATTCATCTAACCAATCACGCCCAGTTGTTAGGTACAAGTAGTTAGGTATCGCCTCGACTAATGGAATGATAATCTCATCGTTAAAGTCTCCATCCACTCTTAAAGTATTGCGCGCATCTTCAATAGATATAATCATTGTGAACACTCCTTTATGAATAAAGGACACCAGCTAATCACTGATGCCCTAACTGGTTTATAATATTATGCTGATGCTGATGATGTTGTAGATGAACCCGATAACTTCACAAATGCTTCATCAACTAATACACGTGTATCTGCAACTGCCATAGCACGATAATCAATCAGACCAGAACGGAATGATGACTCACGTGAACTTTCAAGCATAATACCTTGTGGCAAGTTATAACCGATATAATTAAAGTCACCTAATAGAATTGTACCGTCTTCGATATTGTCATCAATGATAACGGGTTTACCAAAGATATATCCGACATTCTCACGTTGTGCATCTTGGATAAAGATAGGTCTTTGGTTAGCATCCATCGCACCGTATACTTGGTTATACAATGTTGCATTACTCATTGCGAACTTAGCATTTTGTGCATAACCACGTGCAAGCATTCCTAGCGCTTGTGTGAAGTCTGTGTACTTTCCTGTTAGTGTTAAGCTGTTTGACTTATCCCATGTGATACCTGTTAAGATACCTTGACCTTGGTTTTTACCTGTACCATTGATAAGTGCATATTCAATTGCTTCAACAACACAGTTAGTCAATTCTTCAACAAGATATGATTCGAAAGCTGAGATTGACATTGTTTTAGCTTTAACTGAAATGCTGAAGATTTTAATAATCTCATTCGCTTCAAATGACACGGCTGTTGTAACTGCTTTGTCTGCTTCAACATATGCGCCTTCTGTATGCCATTCTGCACGTTCTTGTGGTGTACTAATTGGGATACGGATTTTAGTAGGCATATTGAATGAACGTACATTAGCTAGTAATCCACCTTGTGTTTTAGCACGACGAATGACTTCATTCAATGTTTGTTCAGGAATCACCGCACTCGCATTTGATGAAGATGTAAACTCATCTGCGCGATGTTCAGTTTTTTGTAAATCCATTGCATGATTGAATGTACGTTGTTCCACGTTAGATAATTCTTGTCCTAACATTGTTTTGAAAAATGCTGATCTATATTCATCTGAACCAAAGATATTTTTTTTTGGTACATCTTGAGTTTTAAATTGTTGTCCTGTAATTGGATTATATGAACGTTGTTCCACTTGTTCCTGCTCCTTTTCTTTGATATTTTCTTTCGCTTGGTTTAATCCTTCAATCTCGATATTTAACTTAGTCACATCTGCTTCAGGGTCATTTTCGATTGTGCCTCTGATTTCCCCAGCGCGTGTTTCAATATCTTCAAGCGATGCATTGCGATAATGGTTAAATGCTTCTTGTACTGTATTGAACATATTATTTTAACTCCTTCATAAATAATTTATTTAAATTGATTTTTGCTTTATTAATTTGCTGTTGTCTCGTTTCTGCTTCCTGCATTTGACTTCTGGCTTCAACAGATGTTTCTGAATAAGCAGGGAAATTTACCACAGAAAACTCTAATACTTTATCTATCTTTGTAATTGTACGTGTGCGTGTTTCTACATCGTATCGACTGCCGTCTGATACTGTGAAACCAAATGATACGCCTGACATATCTCCACGTTTGATAGCTTCATAGACTGAACGGGCTTCTTCGGTATTTGCCAATACTGCCCTGAAATGCATGCCTGCATCATCTCGCCATATTTTCATCGTCTTAGGAGATTTGGCTAATGGTAAACGGTTATGATCGTGTGACACTAAAAGTCGTGTGTCATTGAATTTTAAACCGTCCAGCGCATTACGTTTGATGATTTCAGTATATGAACCTGTTGGTGTATTAATCAGTGCAGGTTTATCAAAGACGATTGCTGTACCTTCAAGCACCATTTCATCGTTTCGAGTTTCTGCTTGTATTTCTGCACTTCTAATCTCTTTCATCAGGTGTCGCCTCCTTATCTCCGATTTGATATTGTTTCGCTAATTGTTTTTCTATATAGTTCAGGGATTGAATACGTTCGTCCCCGTCCTCTACACGTGGTAGGTTAAGCAAGTCTAAAGCCTGATTAATCGTGAGTACGCCTAACGGTAACAACTCCTTAATCACAGTAGCTTTTGATTTTGTGCTTGCATACTGCAAACGTGACGCTTCAAAAATAATACGGTTGCTGAATGCCTGTTCTCGTTCGGTAAATATCTTATCTGTCAATTCTGAGGATAACTGTATAGCGAATGGTTCAATGATAGATTCATAGAAAGATTGCCATTGGTCTTCACTATAGTTACCAGTTACCATAGCTTCATTTATACCTAAATAGTCATATATCTTTTGCTTAATTGCTTGAATTTGTGGTGTTTCAATATCAGCCTCATTTAAATTCAATGGGACATAATCCAAAGTTGCATCTAATGGAATGACACCGCCGTTATTATCCATTGTCATATAGTTGTTCATAAATTCGTCTTTAGCTTCTTTCAGCTTTTTAGGTGCTAATGTCTGATTGTATTTTAATAAGCCTCTGATTTGTGCTGAGTTCTTAATGGTATTGCTAAGTCCTTCTTGTTGTGTATAAGCAAGATCTAACGTGTTCATGATTGCGTCATTCGTATCGCCTAATAACTCATTTGAATTGAAATGACGACGTAACACCGCTACCTCTGAATGATGAAAATGTACAATATCACCGCTGTTAAATAGGAATTTCAAATACATTTCACCTGAACCATCAACCACATACTCAACACTTGAAGCTGATAAAGGATATAATCCGCTGAGATTACCGTTTGCGTCCTTTTGGATTAAGATAAAAGCGTTATTATACAAATAGTAATGAGTAGCTACTTTATATAAAAAGTCATATCCGCTCATATAAGGATTCGGACGATTGCTTAATATTCGATTGATTTTTGAATAGTTATCATCACGCATACCATTTGCGACATGCTTGCCGGATAACTTGGCAATGTGTCGGGCGATGGTATCAACTGCACTGCGATATATTTCATTGCTCCATGCGTCCCCGTTGAAACTGCCTAATGCGCGAAAGTTGCCGGTCAACATTTCATATTGTTTTGTTGCTTGTTGTTCTAATTGTTTGATTCCAAGTATCTTGTCTAACCACTTCGGCACTTTTTCACCTGCTTTCTATTGATAAGAACACTAGTTCTGTTTTAGTACATACGTTCTGTTTATTTATCTAAATTATACCACACTAGGGTATATAATGCTAGTTGTGGCAAGGGATTATAACGTTTCATATTCTTTCGATGGTTTTGGTTCAGCTGAATCAAAACGATGATTATATACTTTTTCTGATAAAACTTAAGTAATTTTTTACTCTTGCAAGAACCAGTTCAAAATTACCTTGTGCTATAACCTTATAACTGGTTCTTTTCTTACTGTTCGGTATAAAACTTTCACGCCATGCTACCCACTCATCATTAATATATTCAACATATACTTGTGAGACATGACTTATTGAACAAAAATAAATTTCTTCTGAAATACCTACTATTAGACCAATACGTTCAGCTTGTTCATCTAAATTGTATCCTTCATTAACGGCTTGCACTTCTCACTGTCGCCTCCCACTCTCTTTCAGTAATGACATCACCATTTTTATTATCGCCAATCAATACTCTTAACGGATCTATATCAACGTTACATTGAACGGCATAACTTACTGCTTTATACAAATCGTTGTTTCTGTATTCGCTTTGACCGTCTATAATACGTTGATACGCTTTTTTACCTTCTCCACCTTTGCCATTTTCTAAATGTTCAAAATTATTACTTGGCAACACACGCTTTACTGAATAAGGTTCAAGCGTTTGTTGTGTATAATTACCTTGCTTAGAAAATATACGTTGCTCAAAATCGCCATTATATTCACATGTCTTGGTTTTATTGTGTGTATATTTTCCTTTTAATGTACGACTACCAGCAAGTACAAAGTAGTTATTAGGGTGCGCTTTTATATCAACTGACGGTAAATATCCTATCTTCTGAGTGTATTCAATACCTGTACGTTTCTTAAATATAATATGTTTGCCACCGCTCGGGGTTGTTTGAACCAATGTATTTTGTGCATTAGTTACAATTTCATCATAATAAGGAATGTACTTAATACTTTCATATCCGTCTTTACCTTCAACATGGTTAATATCAATGTCGATACACCACACGCCTCTTGTGAGTACACCTAATACATGCGTATATTGATATAGATTCTGATGACGATCTATAAAAGCATCAGTAATCTGTATATCTGCAAATGTTACAATTGGTTTCTTATATTTATTGAGCGGTATGACTTGAATATTCTTTTTCAATAATTGCTTTGCAACATGATAACCCGACATTAGGTGTTCCTCCTTTCTTACTAACCCCTAACCCTTATCACTCTTATTTCTCTATAAGAGACAACATATAATTCAACTATCTATATAACTAAAAAAATATGAGTTATAAGAGTTAGTGATTAATATTTCAATATTTTGAGAGTTATAACAAAGGTTAGCGAGAGTTATACTAACCCTTATCAAGCAAATCTAATGCCATATCAAATAATTCTTGGTTTCCTATTTCATGTACTTTGTAGTTCTTGCCCTCAATCCAATGTTGCTTGTTTAACGAAACACCTATTTTTTTCATATCTTCTTTAGCTTTCTTGTAACGCATACTTTTATAATCTTCTTGAATTAAACGTTGTAAGGTTTCATCACCTGCAAGAATAAAGCCTTGTTCCTTAAGCACCTTCAGCATAATAACTTGTGTTTCAGTCAATTCATCTTCACTAAAGTAATGTTTCAATGTGACATCGTTAAACTTAAATTCACCGCCAATGGATTTAAGATATTCTAAACTTGTAATTAAAAATGATACTGAGGCAGAAACTGAATTTTTATCATTAGGTTTAACAAAATTCCAATAAGGTGCGAAAACTTTATAACGTTCTTCATCAGTTTCATGTATCGGTCTATCTTTCAATGAGATTTTAACGGTACGTGTTGTATTGGCTGTAATGTCACCAGTATCTACACTTTCATTGGTATCTAACACCAGTACAGATCTATTACGGAATGTAAAGGCATTTCTGCCAATGCCACGTCCTGAAATGATTTCACCCGTAGCAATTTTACGCAATATTCTCATCATTGATTTAGTAATTTCGCCTGTTTCATTGGCGTGTGCGATGTCTGCACCGTAAAAATTCATCCATTCATTCACAGACTCAAAACCGCCTGAAACAAGACTGTCAAAATTGACTTTGTTCACTTTCAAAAGTGGATTAAATGTTTCCATTTGCAACCCTTTGCCGGAACGTCCGAAGTCTTTCAGTAAAAACCATTTCTCAGCTTGTACTAACTCCATTTTTCGATACATGACATAGGCGTGCATCAGCATTAGATTATTTTTACTTTTATCATTTTCAGTAACTAATTCATAAAATTTCTTAGGTGTTTCTAAATCAATATCCTTATGATCAACATCATATTTTAAAGCAAACAATTCATTTTTCTTTAAAGGTCGTTTAGTCATTTTCAAATGCTTCACATCATAAACGAAATCATTGCCAGCAAATGTATACGGAAGAATATTGTAACCGTGATTTACTTCTATATAATCACGATATAGTTCTGTCATAACTTCTAAAAAATCATCAATTTGATGTTTATTATCCACTGGGTATTTCAATGCGAAATAGGTATCATCTATAACCTCATAATGATTATTTTTTACAAAAAGAAATTTATCTAATTCAGTCGAATAAATAACTTTATCCGCCATTAAATCCGCAATAAAACGCGCATAATTTGTAAACTGATCAGCATGAAAATTTGCTTTCTTCTTCTCTTCTCCGTTATCTTCTTCAACAGTTTTTACATTAATCTTTCCATAAATCAGTCCCAATTTCTTAGGAATTATGGTATAATTTAAAGTAAGATTATTAATATAATCACCTGCAATATCATCTTTTTCTCGATGATACAAATTACCTTTGTTATCAAACACTTGTTTATCAGTTGAGATGCAAGCGAAATGGATTCGCTTGCTTATCTCTTTGATTCTTGATAAATTCGTTGTATTGATATAATCTAAATTTGAGTGGAACTCAAAATGTTTTTTGTATAATGAAACCTCGTCCATATAACCAACCTTTCATATATGTTATTATTTTAGTGAGTATTTTCTTAAATACTTCGTTCATGCGTTATCTGATTCAGTCTCCAAACTTTCGTCAGATAGCGCTTTTTCTAATTCATGGAACTTTTGAATGAGTTCGTCGAACCGCTCAATATATGTGTGCATTAAGTCAAATAATTGTTCACAGTGAATACGCTGCTCAACATAACGGCATCCATGTTTTTTTACATCTTCCATATTATCCAGTTGGTTATAAGGAAACGCTTCTGAAATAAACCAACCATGCGTACTTTTTAAATCCTCAAACTTTTCTTTGATCACTTCAATATCACAAATTAAGTCAATAATTCTAACGTTCATTTTTCGTTCTCTCCTTTTGGAAATTTGATAATATTATCCGTTGAGATTGGATAACCATAAAAAGTACATAAGTTTTTAAATTTAGTCATTTTCTTCTTATAATCTTCATATAGTTCTTCATATTTAGGATACAAATATAGAACTTCTGAACGGATATCATCATTAAGCACATGCCCAATTACTTTAGCTCCATCATGGTCACCTTCGTCTATATATGCTTTTACCTGCTCTTCTAATCCTCCAGACAATTCAGAAAGCCTCTCTAATTCACCTTGTACTACACTTAAATTAGAAAGCGATAGTGCAACTTCTGTGATTGTATTTAGAAATTCATTATTCATTTACTTATCCCTCCACAATTTCAAAATTATTTTCAATCTGCTGTACCGCCCACTGAATAATTGATTCTAAATGTTTCTCACGGCCCACAGTTTCATACCATTCATTCACGCCATCTTTAATCTTATGTTTGTACTCAGTTGCTACATCATCACTTACTGCAATCAATGTATTGTAAATGTCATCAAGCACTTGTATTTGTTGTTCGTTCATTCTTAACTACCTACCTTTTTCTTATTTTTAAGTTCTAAAATTCTGCTAATATCAAGCTCCATGCACGCAATATAAGTATCTTCGCTGACTTCTGGAAAATGCTCTTTAAAAACGTCTGGTGCGATGTTGAGTAATAGATTGTGGTCAGTATCCTTGATGTTGTACCAACCTACAACTGACTTAGTAATAATCACTTGTTGTTTCATGTCAGTTACCTGCTTTCTAAAATATTCGATTGTGATTTTCTTCGATGTATTGCTTCATATACTTAGCAACAAAAGACCAATGGTCATTTTTATGTGCTGGTGCATGCGTGAATTCTGCAATTTTCGATTGGTGCTTTGGGTTCAACAATAACTTTTTTAATAATGTATTTCTGCTTTTGTTCGTATGCGCCATTAGATCGTACATCGTCCACAGTGTCTTATGTTCAAGTAGTGTGATTGTGTAATCTTTAGTTTCAAGCATCTTAGTTCCCCCTCTCTCTTTATCTCAAAACGAGATATTTATCTTTAAATAAAAAACACTTCTTTATCAATATTAAGTGCTTCACAGATAATTATAATTTCATAGTCATGAAAAGAATAAAACCCCTTTTCTTTCTTTTCGTACTGCCTTCTATCAGTTCCAATAAGGTTAGCAACATAAGAGGCGGATAATTCTCTTTTCAACCTTTCTTCTTTCAATTTATTTTTTGGTTTTAAAAATTTATTTTTTAATTCTGCCTTTTTAGTAATCATATTATCACCTCCCAAAAATATTATCTCATAACGAGATATTTAATGCAACCATATATATTACAAATTGAGATATTTTTACACATGTGGTAATATCCAAGAGAAAGGGTGTGAAAATCATAGTGGAAAACCAAAACTATTTAGGTGACATTATTAAATCAATAAGAAAATACAAAACAATGACACAATCAGATTTAAGTAAAACTACTGGCTTTAGCCAAAACACCATTTCTAATCATGAAAATAAAAAGAGGAATATAGGAGTAAATGAAGTTACGACATATAGTAAAGGTTTGGATGTTCCAAGTTATTTAATATTTAAAATTAATGAAGAAATGAAAAACACCGGACAAAGCGATACTTTAAAAAATTTTCCCGCTTTTTATAAAATATATCAATTAGCTAATAAAGCATACTTAAATGAGGGCGATATTTATTTTTACTCTTATGATATATTTGATGAAGCATTAGAAATATACAACATTTTAAAGAAAAAAGGGATGGATGTTTATAATATTGATTATGATTATTTTTTAGATTTATACAAACAACTGCTATCTAAAGAAAATAATGTGTTGTCAAAGAAAGAAGATAAAAATTCCGTTTCGATAAATGAAATAATTGAAATCGGTTCTGAATATTTAGATTTATTATCGTGTGAATCTAAAATTAAATCTGATAAAGACATCGAAAATGCAATCGAAAAGTCTCGAATTATAGAAAGTAAATCACTCATAATAGCTAATAAATTAAAACAGGCACCCAATTATTTTTATGATGCAATTAAAGGCGAACCGATGTACACTGTTTATGAATTCAAATACCCACAAAGGTTAAAAGAATTTCGTGAAAGGATTATTAATTTAAAACAGGGTGATTAAGATGGCTTCATTCGAAAAACAAAAGAATGGTAAAACATGGCGCTACATCATTTCATACAAAGATGATGACGGTAAATATAAGAAGTATCAAAAAGGCGGATTCCGTACGAAACAAGAAGCAAAGGTACATGCTAATGATATGGAGTATAATTTAAAATTTGGATACAATATCAATAATGATGTGATCTTTGCAGACTATTTTAAACAATGGTATGAAGTAACAAAGAAACCGCATGTGTCCGCTAAAACATTAACGCGCTATGAAGCGATGCATACACATATAAGGAAATTTTTCAAAAATACTTTATTAAAAAATATTACACCTACAGATTACCAGCAGTTCATAAATCATTATGGCAGCAATCACAATATAGATGGAGTGAGAAAGTTAAATAGCTCTATTCGTAATTGTTTCCACCAAGCGATCCACGAAGGTTTGGTATTGCGTAATCCCACATTCAAAGCACAATTAAGCGGGTCTAATCCAAGTAAAAGTGAAGAGTTAAAATATATAAGCTATACTGAATACAAAAAGTTGAAACATCATCTTGAACAAAAAGACGCTGTTTCATCATTAGTTTTACTTATGCAGCTTGTAACAGATGCTAGATTTTCTGAAGTAGTTAATATGAAACGTGAAGATTTTTATGTAGGAGATAATAAGGTACATTTACCGGGTACAAAAACAACGACATCAGATCGTACTGTTAGCATTGACACAAAAACTTTAAACAAGGTCAGAAAATTTATTAAAGAAAGTCCATCAGACATTAACGGTTATGTATTTACAGTAAATGGTTCTATTATTACCAATGCATCGGTTAACAAAGCATTAAATAAAGCATGTAAGAAATTAGGTATCAAAAGTATTACCACACATGCATTACGACATACGCACGCTTCTGTGTTAATCCATAATGGATACAGTATTCAATATATATCGAAACGACTAGGTCATTCTTCAACATTGGTCACACAATCGGTATATCTGCACTTATTAGAAGAGACATACCAGCGTGAAGAAGAGAATTTGATAGAATTTATGGATGATTTATAA